ATCTCTACTCACCTGACTTATCTGTATAATGATTATGTCCATATTCACTGCCAAGTTAGATAGATAATGAGAGACTTGTTTAATCTGCTCATACTCACCTAAGTACCGTCCATTCGTATTAATTAAGTCGATATAGTCGACAACAACAACGGCTGGTGAAAGTTCTTTAACTTTTTGTTGAATCTGGTCCAAATTAGGAGCTATCGTTTGCATTACTACATGATTGACTTTATCTTTGTGAAGCTCATACACTTCTTCAAAGTTATCAGTTACTTGTTCTTTATCTAAACCACTTACGATTTGCAAGCTACGCCTGTGCATATACCATGCTGATAACTCAAGAGATAAATATAAACAAGGTATCTGATTTGATAAATCAATACGGTCATGAGCAAAGTCTACACCTAGTACTAGATTGTGTGCAAATGTAGTTTTACCTGAACCCGTTGGCCCAAATATAGTTACAAGCTCACCTGGATATATTTCACAATCTATATCCAATCCTAGTGCTTTACCCATGTCGATTGTTCTTCCACTAAAATCAGTAGTCAACCTTGATTTTAAGTCCTCTTGCAGTTCTGCTGCGTTCTTGACATCAATAAGATAGTCTTTTCGTTTGAAGTGAATACATCTTGTTTGGCAATGAGCAGCCATAATGGAATCTTGACAGCCATATCTGTAACCTCGATTGTATACATACTCAACCTTTTCTATGACTTCATTCTTTTCTAGACTGTTATTGTTCCAATGTAATGCCATTGCTTTTGCAAACTCTGATGGTATTCCATGTCTAGAGCAATGTGATGCAATCCTCATAAGTGTTTGATTTCTATTACCTTCTTGAGGTCCTATATTTAGCATCTTTTGCACACAGGGTACAACATCTAGTGGTTCTGTTGTTTTCTTAGCTTGTTGTATTCTGGGTGCTTCATTTACGACATGTTTTACAAACTCACCGCTGCCTACTCTTTCTGAATACGCATATCCTATTCTTGCATCTTTAGCCAACTCATGCATACTTATATCTGTGTCGAATAATTCTTTAACTGATATAGGTATTTTGTATAAGTTAGTTTTCTTGTTGATAGTATGTGCTACACGATATATACCTGTTCGCATGAATATACTTGTGTCAACTTCTGGAAACAATTTAGATATGGTATTCTTTACAGTATAATGAAGGTTATCACTTGTTGTAAACTCAAAGCATGAGTTTGGTATAACAATATGATATCCTGTACCAGAGAAGTAACATTGTATGCTATGTGTAGATACATCAAACTCTTCTAGTTTAACAATCATACCAATAGCTTTTTGTCTTGTATGCTCATCGCTGCTATTACCTTTGTCAATATCTAGTATGATATTGTCAATACCTCTTGGCCCAAAATAATCTCTTAGAGTATTTTTTGCCTCAGCATATGCAACAGCATCTTTGTTGTACAAGTAAATACTTCTAAACAAAGGTACATTCTTATTTATATACTTGAGTAAGTCCTTTTTGAGAATAAGGGAGCCACGATTTCTCGGACTCCCTTGTGCTATCTCAATATAGTCCACTACATATTACCTATAGCATCAGAACCAAATACATCATCTAAGTCTTCTGACTTGATGTTAGTACCTGCTGGTCCAGACAAAGGAGCTTCTTTGATAAAGCCTTTACCTTTGAACCATGCTACGTCATCAGTGAGTTTTCTTCTACCCTCTTCACTATTGGTATTTATCTTATGGTGAACTCTTGTGTATACTTTCCCACCTGGCTGTTTAGGTTTTTCTTTGTAAACATACGCCAAGTATGGAAAGCTTGTTGGCTCATCTGAGCATGCGTGATTATCTGATAAGTAGACTGCAATGTTTTCTATCGGGTGTCCGCTTTCAGTTTCCCAGTTACCTTGGGCATTGATTCCTGCCTGTACGCCTAGCACTTCAAAGAAGTGGTATAGTCTGTTTAGTACTGAGCCACCAGTTACGGAGCCGCTTGCATCCTTCTCAAGGGAACCAGCCAATCTAATTGACTTGGTGTAATCACTTCCCTTTTGTTTAACTTCTACATCAAGGTATACATCTGCCCAATCAAAAGATTCACTTTTATCTGTAAATCCTAAGACTGCGATTTCACATATACCATAGTAGTTGTTAGTTTGATTACTACTTGTTGAACTTGGTTTGATTAACGCCATATCATCTACTTCTCCTTTTTATATATGTTCTTCCAATCAAATTCTACTATCTGACCCTTAAGATGATTACATCTGCTGCCAGCTTCTATCGCTTCATTTGCTTTGAAAGATACCATCAATTTATCTTCTTCCCTATGAACATAACCTATCGCATCACAATCAGACATTATCATATTTTTTAGTTTACCTGTAATATCTAAGCTTTCAGGTTCAACTATTGCTTTACCGTCTACGATTGCTCTTGCTACTTTTCTATGTCCTATTACGATTAAGTGGTCAACGCATCCTTTTAAATTATGGATTGTATTCATCACTTTTTCTCTAACCAATGCATAACCCTTACCAAACGATAAATCAGCTATTGAGGGCACTTCATACTCTTGACATACAGCTTTCTCAGCCCAGTCAACTACCTTATCTATAGTATCTATAGCAAAGTATTTGTATTCATGCCCATCTTTAGCTTCTTTAACGAGGTTTATGAGTTCTTTTCTATTACTTACTTTATGGATGTAGCCTTCTATCATGCCACTACCACTTTCAGTATCGATAATCAAGCAGTTGTCAAGCTTGCTTAACATAGTTGTCTTGCCGACCTTGGGTGGTCCGTACAGCAACATTATGCCTGGATTTATCGACACTGGTTTTGTTTTCACTTTTTTCAGTGCCATTTTTAACCTCTGTTATTTTATTTATTGGATACTCTCTCCCGAAGGAAAGAGGTGCTAATGAGTGTCTAATATACTGCCAATAAGACCTATTATGCAAGACATTAAATAGCTGACTTGCACCCAGTCCTGCAACAACATTTGCTGTAAATATTGTATGCTTTGCAGTACATGCCTCATCTGATATTTTGCTACTTGGTTGCCAAGTTTTTCCAAAATTATCATTATCCTTTTCTACTGAAATAACTTCCATAGTAAGTGCACCCATACGCATATCAATCAACGCTTTTCTTGTATCTCTTTTTTTCCATTGCATATGGACATCTAAGCGTGTTTCCATGTTATCTGGTGTTAATAATACTATATCAGATAGATGACGTCCTGGTTTCCATTTCATGATATTTATGTCAACATCTGCTTTCGCATTGAACTTGTATATCATAAGTTCAGCACATTTAGCTTTAGTATATCCTAGAAAATCTTCTGGATCAGCTGTTGTGCTTAAGTTATGTTCTTCCAGTTTATCATCATCCCAGATATAAAATTTACTAAATCCCATCTGAGCCAATATAGTCACAAGAGCTGATGCAATACCACCAGCTCCTATGATTGTTACTTCACTAAGCAAAGATTGATTAATGAGGTCTTTGTTCCTCAAGTACCGCAACATTACAGTACTCCAAAATGGTCGCTTTCAAACTCACGCCATTTCTTCATTCGTTTTTCATACTTCTTTTTGGTCATCTTGCCAGAATTAAATAGCTTTGTTGCATTTTCCATTTTTTCATACTCTGCATTATAAGCTACTTCTTCATCGCTTATGTTCCATTCATGTCCCCAGCCATTGTATTTAGACTTAGAATCATTCCATAAAGCACCTTGAGTAAACTTACCGTTGTAGTATCCTATGCTAGTCACTTGAGGTTTATTCTTTGCTGCTTTCTCAATAGCATCTGCTTCATCAACCCATCTCTTATCAGGTTTAACTTTAGGAACTTCTACTTTGACATCGCCATTTACAAGATGAACTTCATCAAACTGGTCAACATACGACCATTTGAATGCATGTAAAGCTTTCTTATGTGCAACAACTAGTGATGGATAGCCAACATTGTTAGCTCCATCTTTTAGTTCTTGGTCATCTGTACCAGAATGATACGCACCCATATTGTGATGCGAATGTATGATACCTTGATAACAACCGCTAATGTCTACTTGCTTTTGTACTTCTCTCATAACTTTTAGCAAATCATCACCTTCGAACTCTGTAGCTGTTACTGTGCCTAAATCAATAGGCTTGAAGTATACCAAATGCCACACTTGTTCTTTACTATCCAAACGATACCATGCAGGTCCTGACCATTCTGTACTAGGAAATCGTTTCAAAAGATAATTGATTTGATTCTGAGTTTGATTGGGTATTATTAAGTCCATTGATTAGTCTCCTTTTTTCTTTATCTAGCTTTACTATTACCTTCTTCTTTAGTGCATCAGTATGTATGATAAACTTAGGCCATAAATGGTCAATAAGATTACATACATTTTCTATTCTGTTTTCTACATTGCTTATGGGATTTTCAAGCGATTCAAACTTTTCATATTGTTTAAGATAAATATAAAAAGCTGAAAGAGTCATATCTTCAAATAGTCGTAATGTATTTGAACTAGTTGGATTGACTTTCTCTTGTATGATTTTGA